CTGGTCGGTGGTGTTAGAGGACGACGCCCAACCAGTCAACGGATTCCGACTGCAACTCCAGCAGGCTCTGGTGATGGCACCCAGCCCCGTCGTCAGCCTCTATCTGGGCCGCAAGAACCCGGTCCACTGGCAAAACCGCATGCGACGCGCAATCAAACACGCCCAGGCCGAGGACGCCTCCTGGATTGTGTCCACCCATCTGCTGCACGGTGTCGGCTACGCGATCAAAACCGCCCTGCTGCCGTCCCTACTCGGCCACGACTCGGACCTGCCGTGCGATCAACACATCGGCCACTGGGCCCGCCAATACGGCCACACCGTCGCCTACACCCACCCATCCTTGGTCGACCACGCCGACACCGACACCCTTGTCAACCACCCAGACGGCAAACCCAGACTGAAGGGCCGCAAAGCGTGGACGACAGGCACACGCAAGGAATGGACAAGCAGGGCGGTGACCATGTGACCCACCTGTTCCTCACCGCCATCCTGCTGACCCTGGCCTGGATCCTCTTCTTCAACCACCAACTAGGAAGGCACCTCATGTCGACCCAAGCCGCTATCGACGCTGTCGTCGCCCAGCTCGGCAAAGCCAAAGGCGAGATCATCTCCAAGATCGCCGACCTGCAAATCCAGTTGGACGACGCGAACGTCGCCGACGTTGTGGACATCACCGATCTGGTGGCCGCCGCCCAGGCCCTCGACGACATCGTCCCCGACGCAGTAGAAGCCGAACCCGTTGAAGACGACGAGGACGGCGAACCCGACGAGGATCCGGTGGTTGAGGTCTGAAACCCGACGCCGACGCTTCCGGGCGCTGATCGCCAAAGACCAGCCACCCTGCCACGTCTGCGGCAAAGACATCCTGTGGGACGCCCACCACCTCGACCCACTGTCCTTCCAGATCGACCACATCACCCCCATCTCGAGGGGCGGATCGGACACGCTGGACAACATCGCCGCAGCGCACCGCAAGTGCAACCGGGACAAGTCCGACAAGATCGCCGCCGGCGTCGACTTCATCACCGAACGCACCTGGTAGCCCGCTGACCAGCCCCAACACCACCGCCCTGACCTGCGGCGACGGCAAGCCTCTGACCAGCCCAAACGCAAACCACCCGGTGGTGACCAGCCGGGGCGGCGGCAGAGGGTCGAAACGGCGAAACCGTGTTCCTCTGACCTGCGGCGATGGGGGGGCAGGCCCCTGACCTGCGGCGATGCAGGAGGACTCGGGGCTTAGCAAAAAGCCTTCCCTTGTGTTTTTCCTCTTTTCCCCAAAAAAATAAAAACGGCCCGGGCGGTGCGCCAACACCGTGATCCCGGGCCTAACCGACTAGGAGGTCGGCTAGTGGCTGATGTTAAACGTAGTTGCTTCGTTTGTGGTGGGCAATCAGACAATCGCAAGTTCTGTTCTGACGATTGCAAGTGGATTGTCAGAAAGCGTATGAAGTGCGTGGAATGTGGCGGTAGTACCGGATGGTCTCACACAGACAAGCGGGCAGTGGCGCCACGTTGCACGAAATGCCGTGACAAAACTAAAAAGCCGGTCCACATACGCAAAGACGGTAAGCCTATGGGTTCGGGTCCGCAGACGTTTACTTGCTGCCGATGCGGTCAGGACTGGCAACGTGCCGCAGCGCGGGGACAAGTGCCCAAATGGTGCCCGAGTTGCCGACATATGGCTGAGTTCGAGCGGCGTCGTGCTCGCGAAAAGGGCGCTTTCGTTGAAGATGTCAATCGCGCTAAAGTGTTCGCCGCTGATGGCTATCGGTGTCATTTGTGCGGTGATATGACTGACAAAACCAAACGCGCTCCTCATCCGTTAGCTCCGACTATTGATCATGTGGTTCCGCTGTCGGTTGGCGGTAAGCATGAGCCAACTAATTGCCGCACGGCGCATTCACGCTGTAATAGCGTCAAAAACAATCGCGGTGGCGGGGAACAAATGCTCCTTCTAGCTGTCTAAGGATGACTACTCATGGCAACCCGTAATCGCTTGCGTGCTGTACCGCCAGGCGAGGTCGCTCCCAGTCGCAAGTCAGTGGCTGAGGCCGCCCAGTCGGGGAATAGGCGGGATTTGTTGGTGGCGATGCGCGATCGGATTGCGAAGACGATCTCGGAGGATTGTCCGCCGCGGGATTTGGCGGCGTTGACGCGCCGGTTGCAGGACATCGCCAAGGAGATAGACCAGCTCGATTTGTTGGATTCTTCGGGGGGTTCTGTGGTCGCGGATACGGATGACGACCCTTTCGACGCAGCGTCTGTCTGACGTTGCCCGTCATGTGATCGCGCCGAAGGGTGTGGTGTCGACGGGTTGGCCGGCGGTGCGGGATACCTGTGCCCGGTTGGGGTGGGGTTTTGATGGTTGGCAGGACGGTGCGGGGAAGCTGATCTTGTCGAAGGGTTCGGACGGCTTGTATGCCGCCGATTTGTGTGCGCTGTCGATTCCCCGCCAGGTGGGGAAGACGTATTTGTTCGCGGCGATGACGTTCGCGTTGTCGTTGTTGAATCCGGGGTTGACGACGATCTGGACGGCTCATCGGGTGAAGACCGCGAAGGAGACGTTTTCGTCGATGTCGGGGATGGCGGCCCAGGAGCGGGTGGCGGCGCATGTGTCGCATGTGGTGCGGTCTCGGGGGGATGAGGCTGTCGCGTTCAATAACGGCTCGAGGATTCTGTTCGGTTCGCGGGAGGCCGGGTTCGGGCGGGGTTTCACGAACGTCAACATTCTGGTCTTTGATGAGGCGCAGATTTTGACGGAGTCGGCGATGGAGGACATGATCGCCGCGCAGAACGTGGCGGTGAATCCGTTGACGGTGTTGATGGGCACCCCGCCGCGGCCGAGGGATCCCGGTGAGGTGTTCACCCAGCTCCGCTCTGAGGCTTTGTCGGGTGAGTCTGAGGGCACTTTGTATATCGAGTTGTCGGCGGATCCTGGCGCGGATGTGATGGACCGTTCGCAGTGGCGGCGGGCGAATCCAAGTTTTCCGTCGCGGACGCCGGAGCGGTCGATGCTGCGGATGGCGAAGAATCTGTCGGAGGATTCGTTTCGCCGTGAGGCGTTGGGTGTGTGGGATGAGATTTCCGCGCACAAGCCGATTGTGTCGTCGCAACGCTGGCGGGACATGGTGGATGTAGGCCCGGAGGATGGGGTCCGCCCGGACGGTTTGGGTGTGGACATGTCTCATGGCCGGGATATTTCGGTTGGGGCGTGTTGGGTTGAGGGGGAGGACGCCCACATTGAGCAGGTGTGGGCCGGTTCGGACACGGCTGCGGTTGTTGAGTGGCTGGTTGATCGGGTGGGCCGGCGGGTGCCGGTGGTGGTGGATCAGGCTTCCCCCGCAGCCTCTTTGGTGCCTGAGTTGCGGAACCGCCGGGTGAATGTGGTGGTGACGGGGGCGGGGCAGATGTCTCAGGCGTGTGGGCTTTTGGAGAACCGCATTTCGGAGGACACGTTGACCCATGCCGGTCAGCGGAAGGTCACCGAGGCGGTGTTGGGGGCGCGGCGGCGCCCGATCAGGGATGCCGGTGGTTGGGGTTTGGACCGTTCGGATCCGACTAGTGCTATTTATCCGATCGTCGCTTGCACGTTGGCGTTGTGGGGGGCTACGAGCCACAAGCGGACGAAATCTAAAGGAAGGGTCATGGTGCTCAAGTGACCTCTCTCGCGACTTTGGTGGCGACCACCGGCCCCGTTGAGGGTTTGACCGACGAAGAGAAATACACCCTCAACGAGTTGTGGCGGGTGTGGACGTTGAAGCTGCGCAGAAACATTCTTCGCACCGCCTACTACGACCAGCGCAACGTCTTGAAGGACTTGGGGATCGCGATCCCCCCGCACCTCACCGATTTGGAGATGGTGTTGGGGTGGCCGGCTAAAGCGGTGGATGTGTTGGCGCGGCGGTGCAAGCTGGACGGGTTCGTCGTCCCAGGCGATGAAGAGGATTCGTTCGGGATTAAGGCGTTGTGGCGTGCGAACGACATGCATATGGAGCTGCCCCAAACGTTGACTTCGGCGTTGGTGCATTCGTGTGCGTTCATCACCGTCACCCGCGGGGACACTTCGGCGGGGGAACCGGAGGTGTTGATCTCTTCCCAGTCCGCTCTGTATGGGTCGGGGATTTGGGATGCCCGCCGCAGACGGTTGCGGGCCGCCCTGACGATCACCGATATGGATGAGATCGGCCGGGTGACGGGCTGGGCTCTGTTTATGCCGCAGATGACGGTGCAGGCGGTGTGGGATGAGAACCGGTGGGTGGTGTCCCGGTTCGCGCACACGTTGGATCGGCTTCCTGTTGAGGTGTTGCCGTATAAGCCTCGCCTGGATCGGCCGTTCGGCTGTTCGCGGATTTCGCGGGCGGTGATGGGGTTGTCGGATTCGGCGTTGCGGACGCTGTTTCGGATGGAGATCCACGCCGAGTTCTTCTCAAGCCCGCAGCGGTATGCGATGGGCGCCGACGAGTCGATGTTTGTGGATGCTGATGGGGAGCCGATCACGCAGTGGCAGGCCATTTTGGGCAGGGTGTGGGCGGCTGGGCGTGACCCGGACACGGGGGATGTTCCGCAGTTGGGGCAGTTCCCGCAGTCCTCACCCCAACCCCACACTGAGCAGTTGCGGTCGTTGGCGGCCATGTTCTGTTCGGAAACGTCGCTGCCGTTGAACGCGCTGGGGATTGTTCAGGACAACCCGTCCTCGGCGGATGCGATTGAGGCGGCTGAGCGGGATCTGATCATCGAGTCAAAGTATGCGATGGATCATTTCGGGCCGAGGTTGGCTCGGGCGATGGTGACGGCGGTGCAGATCCGGGATGATTTGGATGCCCCGCCGGAAGAGTTGACCAATCTGGATGCGTTGTGGCGTGACCCGGAGAACCCACCCCAGTCGGCGGCGGGGGATTTCCTGATCAAAACGGTGCAGGCCATGCCGTGGCTCGCGGAGTCGAAGGTTCCGCTGGAGCAGTTGGGGTGGGATTCGACGACGGTGGAGCGGGCCTGGGCCGACAAACGCCGCGCCTCGGTCACCTCCCTGCTGTCTAGGCTCACCACCCAGCCACCCGCCACCGAACCGGCCCCCGACACCCTCGGGCGGGGTGTGCCTGAGGCGGCGAGGTTCGCCGAAGGTGACTTCGTCACTTGGGATGGCGGTGAGGGTGTGATCGAGCATCTGATGACCGATGGGGTTTTGGGGGTGGAGGGCTCGGAGTACGCCATCCCCGCCAGCCCGGCCCAGCCGGCGGCTTTGATCCGCATCTACCAGGACGGCGAACCCACGGAAATGCTGGTCGGCAAACCGGTGTCGGAGTTGACCGTTGGCGATCTCGGCAGTTGAACGGCGCTTCATCCTTGATCAGATCAACCGTCTAGCCCAGGACGACCTGAACAACCTGTGGGAAGCGGCGTCGCTGCTGGCCACCGCTGATTTCGTCGACTACATCCTGGCGGGGTTCCCCGAGCTGGCGTCGAACTATCACCAGATCGCCGGTCAGGTGGCGGCGTCGTGGTTTGAAGAATCCAACCCCGGCTCAGCGTTTGTGGCGAGAGTGGCGGCACCCCCTGTTGTTGAGCAGTTGGCTAACACGGCGCGGTGGGCGTTAGGTGGGGATGGCCGGCAGGCGGTGGCGAGGATGAACGGCTCGTTGCAGCGGGCCACGTTCAACGGCGCCCGCGACACCGTCTTGGACAATGTTGAGGCCACCGGATCGCGGTGGATTCGGGTGGCCCGACCGAATGCGTGCGCGTTCTGCCGTCTGCTGGCCACCCGCACCGGCGAGGACGCCTA